GGGACGATAACAACAAAGTGCCGTGGGCGCTCCCTCATGTGTACGACTACATGGAGGGACGGGATGCCGACAGCTACGAGTACCCGCAGATGAGCGGGACATACAACGGCAGACATTATCTGACCGCCTATGGCAAGCAGCAGAAAACCGAGTTTGAAAACATCATTATCGACCATGACGGTGGCAACTACGCCAGCGCATCCGGCATCGTATCCATCGAGAACGGCATCGCTACGCTCGGTGATGAAGGATCAGTCACATACCGATTTACCGTCAACACGGCGGGAACTTATGACGTGGCTGTGCGGCTCTGTTATCCGTTTTGGGATAAGAACGGCATTTATGTATCGCTGGACGGTTCGAATAGGCACTTCACGGAGAGCCGACTGTGGTGGCCGTACTGGAGGACTACCTTCTGGACTACACTTGCAAGCGGTGTGAGCCTATCTGCGGGAACGCATACCATAAAGATTTCTGTCGATGTGAAGGGCGTACAGTTTTACGGTTTCCGTGTCTGCTCATCCTTTTCCGAGAAACCGTCCGCAGGAGAAGCAACCTACACCTTTTCCCCGCGACAGTTCAAAGACGTGGACGGCAATATGGTCGGTCCCGACCGTGGCTTTCGTCTGACCTTGGAGATGCTCCGCCGAAAGCCCGACTCGGCTCTTGTCTGGTATGAGGACTTCCGGGACTACGGCGTTCTTGAAACGAATTACTGGACGGTGCTGTCAGGCTCTTTTGAGGTGTGGCGGTCAGAGGAATACTCGATGGAGCGAGTCTATTCCCAGCTTGACGGCAAGGGACAGCTTGCATGGAAGTATGACGGCTTTTCGGATATCCACTTACGGGCAAGGCTGGCGTTCCCGGCAAATAGCAGCGGTCGTGCAGGAGTTTTCTGCGGCAATCTGTTCTGCTGCCTAAACTATGACAATCAAGCAGTGGAACTGTATAACGGCTCCACGCTTCTCGGCAGCTACAGTCAGGAGATCGCGAGGACGCCGAACGCCGACCTTCGGACAAATCCAAATATGTACACGGTGGAGATGCGTATCCGTGGGAACAGGGTGCGCGTTTATTCCGGTTCTTCCTATACGCTGCGGTTCACAGCAACGGTCAGCGGTTTCTCCGGCGGTTACGCAGGCTACCGATCCGACAATCGGACGGTCTGTGAACTGATGCGCCTTGGTGATGCCTGGACATATGAGCCATATGAGCGGTTCGATGTTGTCATGCCGGACGGGACGCAGAAATCATACGGCCGTATCAGCAGGAGCAACTGCACTTGGGACAGCGAGTTCCAGGTGTTTACACTGACTTCTGATATAGAGGAGACTTCTATTCGGAGCGAGGATATTTCAATGGACTATGACTTCTTCCATTCGGATGATATGACCTCGCTTTCCTGCGGCAACGACTATCAGGCTACGGTCATTCCCGTGGACATCAACATTTGGATATCACGGCTCTTCCTCGGCGATGCGGACGGCTTTTCCATTCTCTATTACCAGGACGTGGACTCCCTCGTCTATTGGGCGAACGAGGCGGCTTATCGGTGGAAGCTCCGGGGGATGTGTATGTGGTCCCTTGGTCAGGAGGATTTGCGGCTGTGGGAGTGGCTGCCGAAACAGGTATGACAATATAACACAATACGACACACTATCTTTCGGAAAACGGCGATTGCTTACGGGCAGTCGCTTTTTTCATACCAAAAACGCAAAGGAGGACAAATCTTATGAAAGAGTTCTGGAACACGATTCAGGTGATCTTCGCGGCAATCGGAGGATGGCTCGGCTACTTCCTCGGCGGCTGTGACGGTCTGCTCATTGCACTTGTGGCGTTCGTGGCAATCGACTACATCACAGGCGTTATGTGCGCCATTGCGGACAAGAAGCTCTCCAGCGAGGTCGGTTTCAAGGGTATCTGCCGCAAGGTGCTTATTTTTCTGCTCGTGGGGATCGCCAACATCCTCGATGTGCAGGTCATCGGCACGGGCAGTGTCCTTCGCACGGCGGTGATCTTTTTCTACATCTCCAACGAGGGTGTATCTCTCACGGAGAACGCCGCGCATCTGGGTCTGCCTATCCCGGAAAAGCTGAAAGCGGTGCTGGAGCAGCTCCATGACCGCAACACCGATGGAAAGGACGGTGACGAGTAATGGCATACACAAACAGTTCTATGGTGGCTTACACCAAACTCAGCCCGAACCATTCCGGGCAGCGGACGCACTCCATCGACCGTATCACTCCACACTGTGTGGTCGGTCAGTGTACGGCGGAGGGGCTTGGCGACTGGTTTGCCAAGTCCTCCACGCAGGCATCAAGCAACTATGGAATCGACAAGGATGGGCGTGTCGGGATGTATGTGGAGGAGAAGAACCGCTCCTGGTGTTCCTCCTCCAATGCAAACGACCAGAGGGCGATCACCATCGAATGCGCGTCCGACACCACGGAGCCGTATGCGTTCCGCGACATCGTTTATCAGATGCTCATTAAACTGTGCGTGGATATCTGCAAGCGCAACGGCAAGACGAAGCTGCTGTGGCTCGGTGATAAGGATAAGGCTCTCGCCTATGAACCGAAGTCCGGCGAGATGATCCTGACCGTCCACAGATGGTTTGCAAACAAAAGCTGTCCCGGCAACTGGATGTATGCCAGGATGGGCGATCTTGCGGAGAAGGTCACGGCGGCTCTCGGTAGTGGTACCGATGGTGCCAATGGTTCCACAACTACACAGGGAACACAGGCTTCTGCCTTTTCCGGGCTTTCCGAGGCGGATGTTGTAAAGAGTGTGGGAACAATGTTTACCGCAGACCAGAAGAAAACGGGCATCCTCGCATCGGTTTCGATGGCGCAGTTCATCCTCGAATCCGGCTACGGCAAGTCGGAACTGGCGCAGAATGCCAATAATGTGTTCGGCATGAAATGCTCCCTCTCCGGCAACACCTGGAGCGGTTCGACCTGGGACGGAAAGAGCAAGTACACCAAGCAGACGAAGGAGCAGCATACGGACGGCAGCTACGAGACGATCACGGCGGACTTCCGCAAGTATCCGTGCATGGAGGACTCCATCGCCGACCACAGCGCGTATCTACTGGGTGCGAAGAACGGCAGCAAACTCCGCTATGACGGTCTGAAGGGCTGCACTGACTACAAGAAGGCTGCGCAGATCATCAAGGACGGCGGGTATGCCACGAGTCTTACTTACGTGGAGAACCTCTGCTCAATTATCGAGCGGTGGAACCTTACGCAGTTCGATGTAAAAGAGAGCGAGACGGCTATTGCCTGGTACCGTGTCCGTAAGACCTGGGCTGATTCCAAGACACAAAAAGGCGCATATAAGATTTTGGAGAACGCCAAGAAGTGCGCTGATGCCAATCCGGGATATAGTGTGTTTGATGTAAACGGTGTAAACATCTACACACCGAAAACAACTACTCCAAACGCGCCGGATGTTCCGTTCCTCGTGCGGATCACCATCACCGACCTTAATATCCGCAAAGGGCCTGGAACGGATTATGACAGGACGCAGTTCATTCCCGTGGGTGTGTACACCATCGTGGAGGTGAAGTCCGGCAAAGGATCAGCCACCGGTTGGGGACGGCTGAAGAGCGGCTCGGGCTGGATTAGTCTCGACTTCGCCACGAGGATTTAATCGGAACACGAGAACACATAGGAACAGCAAATTCCTATCTCTCCGTATATAATACACATTTTTTATATACCCTATTTTCGTTCACGAAATTTATGTTGTAATAGGATTTTTCGTGTTCCTCGTGTTCCAACCGTTGAAAATAAAGGATTATTCGGAACAGGTACGGCCTGTGGGTGTCTCTTCGGAGAGCCTGCAGGCCGCTTTTTTTATGCCATAACGGTGGGGGTTGAATTTCTCGGTAGTGAGTGAGGGAGATACCACAAGACCTATCCCTCGGAAGGAGCCGAGAGAATATGACCGATAATCAGAAAGCGCAAATCATCAAACTCCGTGCGGCTGGAAATGGCTACGGCAAGATTGCCCAGACGCTTGGCATATCGCTGAACACAGTAAAGTCTTTCTGCCGCAGGAACGATATCAACGGGAACACTGCAATCGAGCCTTCCGTAACGCTCACCGGCGAAACAACAGCCTGTGAGAATTGCGGTCGGGAGATTCAGC